AACGGTCACAGGCCGATTTAGTTATAGTAATCCAAACCTACAACAAATTCCTGCACGTAATAAAGATATCGGGCCGTTGATACGATCAATCTTCGTCCCAGACGAAGGTTGCAGGTGGGGGTCATTTGACTATAGCCAACAAGAGCCTCGTGTTCTTGTCCACTTCGCCGCGCTTACCGGTGGCGGCTTGAAAGGCGCCGACGAGGTTATCGAATCTTATAAAACACAAGATCCAGATTTCCATCAAGCCGTTGCCGATATGGCGGGCATAGACCGTAGAACTGCTAAGACAATTAATCTTGGTATGATGTACGGCATGGGTAAAGGTAAGCTATCTAGCGAGTTAGGTTTAGATAGAGACGAAACAGAAGATCTATTCGCAAAGTTTCATGCGAATGTACCTTTTGTAAAACAATTAATGGAACAAGCAACAAGAAAAGCAGAGAACGTAGGCTTCTTACGTACGCTTCTTGGCCGTAAATGTCGCTTTGATTTATGGGAACCACGCGCCTTTGGTATTCATAAAGCATTACCATTATGGGAAGCAGAGAAAGAATATGGACGTGATCTAAAGAGAGCATGGACATATAAAGCATTAAATAGGTTGATTCAAGGCTCTAGTGCTGATATGACTAAGAAAGCGATGGTTGATTTGTATGAAGAGGGCATCATATCCCACGTACAAGTACATGATGAATTGAATTGTTCTATACAAGACAAGGAACAGGCATCACGGATCAAGGAAGTGATGGAAAATACCGTAGAATTAAAGGTGCCATTAAAAGTAGACATGGAAATAGGACCATCATGGGGTGAAATAAAGAAAAAATAAAATGTTTAAAGAGTTATGTGCAACACTATTTCTATTATGTAATCCAATGATAAATGGATTTGATTTTAGTTATGATATTAATCCAAGGGATGATTTTGTAAAAGGAATAGCTGAATGCACAGTAGTAAATAATGCATTTATACCTCCTCCTGAAAGAGTTATCGTTGCTATTAGTGTGGCACAAGCAATACTAGAATCTGATTGGGGACGTTCTAGATTTGCAACAGAGGCAAATAATTTTTATGGTATGATACAAACAGATAAAACAGAACCACACATAAAATCATTAAACAGTGACATAATTTTAAAGGTATATGGTAATAAATGTGAGAGTGTTTCTGATTATATTGAATTACTTAATACATCTAGTGCTTTTGCAGAATATAGAGATCTTCGTTTAAAACAAGTGTTAGATGATAACGTTGATATTCACGAAGTTATTAAAACTTTAAAAAATTATGCTGTTGATCCAGAATATGTTGATAAATTATTGTTTGTAACGCTAGGTTTATTTAGAAAATACCCACATATCTTTAGATCACACGAAATATCAGAACATTACAGAAATAATAAAAAAACTTAATATTTCCTTGACATTTTTATAAAATCCCATATGTATGGGCATTGTATGAATGAACATACTACATATAGGAGAAAGAAATGACCGATATTGAAAAATATAAATCTGTCGCAATTAAGATAGACGCATATAAAAAAGCAAAACCCATGGCAGAACAAAAGTATATGTCTATGGGATCTTTTATACGTTACTTAATAGACAAAGAAGAAGAAGAAGAAGAAAAACCAACATTAAAGAATGGAGAAGATAATCATGTCAGATCTGAGTGAAAGACGAATTAAAGAAGCATTATATAGTGCTGTTTTACAAAAACTTAACGGAGAGCTATCCGAGCTTGAAGCAAAAGAAGTTCTTTTGACAAATGCACCGGTGTATATCACAAGTAAAGATCATGATCACGCCGATCATATTGAAGAACTAAAAAATGTGATTATAAAAAAAGTGGAAATTAAAGATGCAATGAAAGATGTTAAATCATTATTTAATGCATCTAATGTTCCCCCTGTTAATGATGGAAAAAAGAAAAATAGTTAGTGCTGTAACTCACTTTAAAGAAAAAAATGCTTTGTCTGGTAATTTAATTGATCGTGTTCGTGTACATTACACGGATGGATCAACTAAAAATTTTGATGTTAATGAGTGGGAAATGACATTAGCAGAGGGACGAAGATTGTGGAAACAACACGAAAAAGAATTTAAAAATCCGGAGAATTTTGATGGCTGAAGAACAAATAGCATTTGATATATATCAACCTTTTGGACCAAGCATCTTAAAAACTAAACTACCTCAAATTTATATAGATGGATTAAATCAACAATCTGATAAAGTATTAAATGATGAGAAGTTAAGTAAAGAAAGAGATTGGAGCCATAATCTCGCCGGTAATGTTAAAAAAGAAATAAGTATAGACCACATGGCAATTAATGGTTTACCAGAGTTTCTTGCAACCATATCGCAAGAATATACGAAACGTGTGTTACCTGATTATCTCCCCGAAGGTACAAAAGTCGCGTTTCGTGTTTGGACAGTCAGCCAATTCGCAGGTGATTTCAACCCGATCCATATACATGACTCCAATTTATCGGGTGTTTGCTTTCTTAAGGTTCCTCCTAAGTTCGATGAAGAATATAGCAAAGAGGATCATCACCCAACGGCTGGCTGTCTTGAATTTATTGGCTCTATACCCAATCACTTTGCGAGACATAGTTTTTTAGTTAAACCGGAAGTAGGAGACTTTTATATTTTTCCTAGTTGGCTAACACACCAAGTCTATCCGTTCCGAAGTGATGGAGAAAGACGCTCCATGGCATTTAATGTGCATTTTACGATGGAAAATCCCATGAAAGGTGTTGATGTCTGAAGAGACAAAGTACGATAAACAAGCAAAAAATCTCAGGTATAGATTTGATAAACATGGTTTTAAAAAGGCTCGTTGGGAACAATTAGCACATAAAGAAAAAGATTATTGGCGTGGACGTGTCCAGCAGTGGCACCAGGATAGGAAATATAATGCAAAAAATAAAGAAAGATGAGCCGAGCGGATCTTAAAAGAAAGAAGCACAAAGGACGCCGCAAAATAGGATCAAGTAAAAGGCGAAACAGAAGACGTATACGGCTCGGTTTGAAGGTACGTCGAAAGAGGTAGCTAGGCCGAGCAAGATATACACTCCTCATCTTCATCATAATTTGTTACAAATACTTCTTTTGGAGTGGCTTTATATGTCACGGTAGGCTTAGTATGGTCTTCAGGAGGTTCTTCTGCACATTCACATAGTTTTTTTGCTTCTAATTTTTCTATTTTGTCTTGTAAATACACAATAACACTTTGTAACTCCTCTACCGTCATATTTGTCTCCTTTGATTTATTTTGGGGGTAAGCTTCTAGCTATACACCCAAACGCTATAGGAAATCAACATCTTTTATTTTTGGGATAATCTATCACCAATCGCATAAATCATGACGGCTATAAAGGCTAATAAAACAATAATAACAACTAATCCTGTGAGTATAAGTATCTTCATTTCTTTTTCTTCCTCTTAAAAAGTTTCATCCAATCTAGTCTAGGACCAAAATATATGTTTTGGCATTTTTTACCAAGCCAATCCGTTCCCCACCACCATTGCCAGACGTGTTCTTTTTTTTCCTTCTCCTTTTTCTTACGCTCTCTCTTTTGTCTGACCGATTCCTTGTGGCTTATGTTAAGAAGTTCTTGCTCCTTTTTCATATGCTTATAGAAGTCATCAACCAAGAGCGGCCATCTGAGCGCTCATATCTTGTGCTCTGTTTGGAGTTTGTTTGGCCCAACGGCTATCAAGCATTTCGCTTGCCGCGTCAGAATATTCCAGTGCTGATAAATGTTTCCACATATTACGGAACTTTGATACACCGGTCTTACCTAATTGAAATACCATTTCTATGATGATTTCTTCTGCCACTTCGTCAATGTCGCTGCAGCCGTGTTCTTGCATTAGGTCCTTCGCGCCTTTGATGGCTGATTCTAAATCGTGTTCTAATATGGTCATCAAAAATTTTTCTTCGTATTCCTTATCGTCTTCCCAAAAGTCTTCGACGCATAAATGACCGACGCCCACGGTTCTCTTGCCCAGGGTATCGAGGTATACTTTGTTTCTATACCCTTCGTGTTTTTTTACTGATTCTAATAATCTATCCATGTTCATTTGTGACCTCCTTATAGTCTTCTTTTAAATAGGTAATTGTTTTTACCCATCCTGTTGGTATGGCGATATGGCGCCCGCCGTCTTTTTCCTCGTCGTATTTAGAGTAGTCTGCCATAATGACCGTTCTTGTTTTATCATGGAACACGAGCCATCCCATTGAATGACATACGGCCAGGGGTTCTTTTTGCACTTCACTTACGCTGTGCCAACCGGTTGAGCCGTCTTTAGCGTCGTACCACGTAACACGGACCATTGGGTATTTAAGCATTTCTTTCTCCTATGTTTCTAAATACAATGGTGTATATACTCCCATGTACGATCCTGCAATATTAAAGTCGAAATATTCGACTGCTTCCTCATAGGTCATCTCACTACGTCCCATGAGTAATTCTAGTATTAGTTCCGTGTCGTAAACTACTCTTGTTCTTTTTCCATCCCATACTGTTCCGGCAATTGCTTCATCATAGCCTTCCGCGAAAAGTATATCGGGTTCATCGTCGCAATATAAATCAACTATATCTGCTCTATTCATGTCAACCGTTACAAACCGTTACATATTTCATAGTTGTTGATAACATTATTTTGGAACACGGACAATGGGCAAAAATAGCTTTGTATAGATTATTTTAAACTGAAATAAAAAATAATTTTTATTTTTTCTCAAATATGACGTAACCACGTAACCATAGCAATAAACTATTGAAATATAACAT